AATTTAAGTTTGTATCTGTGTCTAATGCAAAGGATAATACAATGGCATTTACGACAGCTACGGGTTATGGCAATCTACCAAATGGTAATTTCAGCCCGGTCATTTACAGCAAACAGGTACAGCTTGCGTTCCGCAAGTCAACTGTTGTTGGTGACATCACTAACTCCGATTATATGGGGGAAATTTCTGGTCAAGGCGATACCGTTAAGATCATAAAAGAACCTGAGATTTCTGTTTCAGAATATGCACGTGGCACAAATGTCACAGCACAAGATTTAGAGGACGCCGATTTTTCATTGACTATTGACAAAGCGAATTATTTTGCTTTTAAGATGGACGATATTGAAGAAGCCCATTCCCATGTAAACTTCATGGACCTCGCATCTAATCGTGCAGCATATCGTTTAGCAGATAACCATGACCAAGAAGTTCTTGGATACATGGCTGGTTACAAGCAGTCCTCTTTGCACAGCAAAGCTGACACACTTAACACTACAGTCAATGGCTCTAAAGCTGTTTCAACTGCAGGTGCTAATGAATTGCTTTCATCCATGCAGCTTCACAAAGGTGACTTTGGGAATATTACTACTACCTCTGCTGGCACTCACTCGATTCCTGTGACTGCACGTATGCCGGGAGCTACTTCGCTTCCAACTGCAACCGTTTCTCCTGCAATGATTGTTGCTCGTATGAAGCGTTTGCTTGACCAACAGCAAGTTGACTCACAAGGTCGCTGGCTAGTGGTCGATCCAGTATTTATGGAAATCCTCGCTGATGAAGATTCACGCTTCATGAACGCAGACTTCGGTGATTCTGGTGGGTTGCGTAACGGTTTGACCGTAAGTAACTTTCATGGCTTCCGTGTATATTCTTCGTCTAACTTACCTGCTTTAGGTACTGGACCGGGAACTGCAGGAACCGCAAACCAACTGACTAATCTGGGAGTAATTATGGCTGGACACGATTCCGCTGTAGCTACTGCAGAGCAGATCAATAAGACAGAATCATATCGTGACCCTGACAGCTTTGCTGACATTGTTCGTGGTATGCACCTATACGGCAGGAAGATTCTTCGTCCAGAAGCAATCGTAACTGCTCGTTATAACGCAGCGTAGGGGGGATATAAACTATGGCTACTTTTGATATGACTTCCGTTGATACTGCTGGTGTTGGCGCAAACGTTCTTGCTGTTCCAACTAATGTTGGTAACACGGTACGCACTATTGAGGCAATCTTAGATATTGATGCTATGATTACTGCAGGTGCTACTATTGCTAATGGTGACATTTTTCAGTTGTTAGAAATTCCTGCTGAATCAGTAATTGTTGCTGCTGGTGCAGAAATTATGAAGTCCTTTACTGCAAGTTGTACTTGTAATATTGACTTCGGCGCTGGAGATGACATCGTTGACGGTGCTGCTTTGGATGCTGCTGCTGGTACTTACCTTGTAAAAGGTAGTAATGGCGAAGCTAACATCGTAAACACAGGTGCTGCATCTACTTTTGCTGCTGAAGCACTTGCTGTTGTTGGTGCTGCAGATACCATTGATGTTGTTATCGCTGGTGCTGCTGCTGCAACTGGACGCTTACGTGTCTATGCAGTAGTTGCAGATGTTTCGGCTGCAATGACTGAGGCTGCTTCAGCCCAGCGTGACTTGCTGTAACACTATACTAAACTTTGGGGCTGGCATAACGTCGGCCCCATTGCTACATCTTAAGGAAACATAATGGCACTTACATTTCTTTCATTAACTAATGATGTTATCACTCGTATGAATGAAGTGGGACTTACTTCTGCAAATTTTACAGATGCTAGAGGGGTACAAGTACAATGTAAAAATGCTGTAAATGAAGCCATAAGATATATTAATCAAAGAGAATTTGGTTATTCTTTTAACCACGCTAAAGATATTTCTACTGTAGTTGCAGGGCAATGTAGATATACTCTACCTGCAAATACTAAATCAGTAGATTATAATACTGCTAGAATTAAAAAAGATAGTACTCTTAATGTAGCAGGTAATAATTTAACAACTCTTAATTATAATGAATATATTGATAATGACTATGCTAACGCAGAAGATGATGTTGTTGCAACAACTCTTAATGGTTCACATTCAAATTCTGTAACAACTTTAACTCTAGCTTCTACTACAGGTTTGTTAGCCTCAGGTACTGTTTACATTGGTGGTGAACAGATTACATACACTGCAATTTTAGGTAATGATATTACAGGTTGTACAAGAGCAGCAAACAGTACAACAGCAGAAACTCATAGCAGTGGCGTTGCTGTAACTCAGTTTGATGCTGGTGGTGTACCTAGAAATATAGTACGCACTCCAGATAATAATTATCTACTATACCCTTATCCAGATAAACAGTATACATTAACATTTGATTACTTTACATTTCCAGATAATTTAAGTGCACATGGTGATACCACAAGTATACCCGATAGATTTTCACCTGTAATTGTAGATGGTGCTACAGCTTTTGTTTATCAGTATCGTGGTGAGATGCAACAATATCAATTAAACTTTGGTAGGTTTGAGCAAGGCATTAAGAATATGCAAAGCTTGCTTATCAATAAGTATGAGTATGTAAGGTCTACGGTTCTTATAACACCTAGAGGTTCTGCTAACTTTATGTCAGGGGTCATCTCTTAATGGCTGATAGTTCTCAAACAGAATTAACACCATTTAACTGTGAAGGTGGTTTAGTTTTAAACCGTTCTACTTTTCTTATGCAACCTGGTGAAGCTTTAGAACTAGAAAACTTTGAGCCTGACATCCAAGGTGGGTACAGGCGTATAAGTGGTCACTCTAAATATGTATATCAAATTGTACCTCAAACTTCTTCTGCTTCTGAAAAAATACTTTTAGTTACTACATTTGCTAATAAAGTTTTTGCAGCTAGAGGTGAAAAAGTATTCATGTCAGCATCTAATGAGCTTGCTACTAAAATACTTTCTAATGCTTCTATGTCAGGCTCAGGAGAAATCTTATTAAGTTCTTCTGCAGGATTTACTTCTAGTGGAACTGTACAGATTAGTAATGAAATTTTTACTTACACTGGTCTAACTGGTAATACTCTTACAGGTGTAACAAGAGCTACCTCTAGTACTACAGCAGCTGCCCATGCGCTTAGAGATATTGTATCTTTAAACTGGACAGCAATAGATACAGGTAGAACTAATGCTGTAAAGTATCGTTACGAACGTTTTAACTTTGACGGTAACGAGAAACTTATTGTTGTAGACGAAACAAATGCACCTACAGTATTTAATGCAGCAGGTTCTGCTACAGATGTTAGTGATTCAACAGTAGCAGGCTCTAAGTTTATAGCTGCTTATAAGTCTCATATGTTTTATGCAGGTAAGTCTACTACTCCAGCAGAGTTAGTTTTTAGTGAACCCTTTGATGAAGATGGGTTTCAAACTGGCGATGGTGCAGGTAGCATCAAAGTAGACGATGACATTGTGGGATTAAAAGTATTCCGTGATAGTTTATTTATTTTTTGTACAAACAGAATATTTAAACTTACAGGCTCTACACTAAGTGACTTTGCAATACAACCAGTTACAAGAAACATTGGTTGCATTAACGGAGATACTATACAGGAATTTGGTGGAGACTTAGTGTTCCTTGGTCCTGATGGTTTACGTACTGTTGCTGCTACTGCACGAATTGGTGACACAGAGCTTGGTACAATAAGCAGGAATGTACAATCTATATTTGATAAAAATATTAGAGATTCTGATTTTTTTGAAAGTGTTGTCCTTCAAGATAAGACACAGTATAGATTATTTTTTACTAAAGCAGGACAAGCTGATAATATTACCAGGGGTGTTACCTGTGTTATGAGAGCTGATAAGTATGAGTTTTCAGAACTACGGGGAATAAAACCTTCAGCTACTGATAGTTTTGTTGAAGAAGGTAACGTTATTGTTTTACATGGAGACTTTAGAGGCTTTATACACAGACAAGAAATAGGTAATACTTTTGATGGTACTCCTATACTAGGAAGATACAGAAGCCCTGACTTGAGTTTTGGTGACTCAGGTATCCGCAAACATATGCAAAGGGTTATTATTAATTATAAACCTGAGTCTGCTATAGATGCAGACCTATTAATTAGGTATGATAATGAAGACTCTAACTCAAGTAGACCTGATCCTTACCCTTTAGATTCTACTGATGTTGCTTCT